GGCGATGAGGCGGCGGATTTCGCTGCTGCGTTCGGGCTGGTGCTCGATCCGTGGCAGCGGCTGGTGCTGCGGGACTGGCTGGGTGTCCGCGGCTGGGTGTCGCTGGCGGTCCGGGGCCGGTACACGTGCAAGACCGCTGGCCTGTCGGTGCCGCGCCAGAACGGCAAGAACGCGATCATCGAGGCTCGCGAGCTGTTCGGCATGGTGGTGCTGGGTGAGACGTTCCTGCACGCCGCGCACGAGGTCAAGACGACCAAGAAGGCTTTCAAGCGGCTCCAGTACTTCTTCGGCAAGCAGGTCGCCGATCCGAAGGCGAAGTTCCCGGAGCTGAACGCGCTGGTCACCGAGGTCCGGCTGACCAACGGGCAAGAGGCGATCTACCTTTCGACCGGCGGCTCGATCGAGTTCATCGCTCGGTCGTCGGGTTCGGGTCGTGGCTTCACGGTCGACGTGCTGGTGCTGGACGAGGCGCAGCACCTGACCGACGAGGAGCTGGAGGCGATCCGCTCCTGCATCTCGGCGGCGCCGCTGGGAAACGCCCAGGTGATCTACACCGGGACGCCGCCCGGCCCGAAGGTGTCCGGCGAGGTCTTCAAGCGCATCCGTACCTCGGCGCTGGTGCGCAGGGCGACGAAGCGCTGCTGGCACGAGTGGTCCGCCGATCCTGACAGCGCCGACCCTGACGACAAGCGGTGCCTGTACCTGGCGAACCCGTCGCTGGGCATGAACCGTCCGGGCGCTCTCGACTTCGCGGTGATCCGCGGCGAGCGTGAGGACCTGTCTCTGGAGGGCTTCCTCCGGGAGCGGCTGGGAATGTGGGACGAGGGGCACGCGAAGGACGGCGTGATCACGTCGACCGCGTGGGGTGGGTGCAAGGATCCGGCGGCTGCGATCGTCGGTCGTCCGCGGCTGGCGCTGGACGTGTCGCCGATGCTGACCCACTCGGGCATCGTCGCGGCCGGCGCCGTCGAGGATGGCCGGATCGGTGTCGAGGTGACCTCCAACGGCGGGTCACTGGTCGACTACCGCGAGGGTTCGCAGTGGGCGGTCGACCTGCTTACGTCCGTGGATGCCGAGGTGTGGATGGCGCCGGGCTCGGCGGCTGACGTGATCCGTCCGCAGTTGGAGGCGGGTGGGTGCATCGTGCATGTGCTCGAACGCGCCGAGTACGCCCGCGCCTGTGTCGGTTTCGCGTCGGGGGTGTCTGAGCGGCGGATCGTCCACCGCGGGCAGTCGGATCTCGACAAGTCGGTCACGGGCGGCGCCAAGCGGACCGCCGATGAGGGCCTGTGGGTGTGGGGCCGCGTCAAGTCGTCCGTCGACATCACCCTGCTTGTGGCCGCCACGGTGGCCGCCTGGTGCGCACAGTCCGCGACTGACGCAGGTCCGAACATCTGGTGAGGGGGAGCTGGTGAGTCCTGACCGAGTCGAGCGTGTCGGCATCGCACTGGCGGTCGTGGGTGCCCTGGCGGTCGCGGCGGGTGTGTACCTGCTGGCCGGCCTGGCCTGGGCCGTCGTCTACCTGGGCGCGGCCGCGGTTCTCGCCGGCGCGCTCGCCGTCCGGGTCGCCGCGGTGATGCCCGAGCCGAAGCGACCCGAAGGGGGTGAGTTGCCGTGACGTTGTTCGCGCCGCTGCTGGTCCGCAACTCCGGCTCCGAGATGGAGCGGCCCGAGATCCCGATCAGCTCCGAGCGGATCGTCGACCTCTTCGGCGGGGAGAAGTCGACGGCCGGGGTGTCGGTCACCGAGAAGAAGGTGCTGGGCATCCCGGCGGTGTGGCGGGCGGTCAACCTGATCGCCGGCACCACCGGCTCCCTGCCCTTCGGCCCGTTCCGCGCCGATGGTGCCGCCCGCCGTCCGGTGGCCACCGGGCAGGCGGCGACCCTGCTGGGCAATCCGCACCCGGACATGACGCCGATGGAGCTGATGGAGCTGCTCGTCGGCCACGCGCTGCTGTGGGGGGACGCCTACTGCTGGCGGGACCGCGACGGGCTGGGCCGGCCGCTGCACCTGCTGCCGTTGCACCCGTCCCGGATCAAGGCCGGCCGCACCCGCGAGGGCGTGAAGGTCTACCAGCTCGACGGCACGATCCCGCTCACCGACTACGAGATCCTGCACGTCCCCGGCTTCGGGCAGGACGGGATCGGCGGCGTGTCCCCGGTGCGCGCGGCCCGGGAAGGGTTCGGGCTGGCGCTCGCGGCCGAGGAGTTCGGCGCCCGGCTGTTCAGCAACGGCGCGCTGTCGACCGGCATCCTGACCACGGACGGCCGGCTGAACGAAGATCAGGCCGACGCGCTGCACGCCCGCTGGAAGCAGAAGCGGACCGGGCTGGACAAGGCGTTCGGGACGATCATCCTCGACGGCGGCCTGCACTACCAGCAGCTGACGATCCCGCCGCAGGACGCCCAGTTCCTGGAGTCCCGGTCGTTCCAGGTCTCCGAGATTGCCCGCATGTTCGGCGTCCCGCCGCACATGCTGATGGACACCGACAAGGCCACCAGCTGGGGCACCGGGATCGAGCAGCAGAGTATCGGCTTCCTGGTCTTCACGCTGCGTCCGTGGCTGACGCGGATCGAGCAGCGGTTTACCCGGATCCTGAAGCCGGAGCCGGTGTACGCGCGCTTCACCGTGGAGGGCCTACTGCGGGCCGACTCGGCCGCCCGGGCCGCGTTCTACAAGGAGATGTGGTACCTGGGCGTCTTCTCCACGAACGACATCCGCGCGCTGGAGGAACTGCCGCCTGTGGAGGGCGGCGACGTCCGATACCGGCCGCTGAATATGGGGGCGCTGGGCTCCACCGACAACGACAACGAGGGGGGCCCCGATGCCTGACCGCTTCCGCTTCCGCAACGCGATGCCGACCGCGGGGATCCGCGCGTCGGTGCTGGCGCCGGAGATCTCCGAGGGCGTCGCGAAGCTGCGGCTGTACGACCCGATCGACGACTGGGGCGGCGACTGGGGGGTGAGCGCGAAGGAGTTCGCGGTCGCGCTCGCCGCGCTGCCCGAGGACGTTCACACGATTCGGCTGCACATCAACTCTCCCGGCGGCATGGTCTTCGAGGGTGTCGCGATCCTCAACCAGCTGCGGCAGCATTCGGCGAAGGTGGTCGCCGTCGTCGACGGGTTGGCCGCCTCGGCGGCGTCCTTCATCGCCTGCGGCGCCGACGAGGTGCAGATGGCGCCGAACACGCAGCTGATGATCCATGACGCGTGGGGGCTGGCGATCGGGAACGCGGCCACGATGCGCGAGGCCGGCGACCTGCTCGACCGGCTGAGCGACAACATCGCCGCGGTGTACGCGGCGAAGACGGGCGGCGCGGTCGAGGAGTGGCGGACGGCGATGCTCGCCGAGTCGTGGTACTCCGCCGAGGAGGCTGTCGCGGCCGGCCTGGCCGATTCCGTCGTCGGCGCCCCGGATGCCGCCGAGGTCGAGGACGCGAAGGCATCCTTCGACCTGTCCCCGTTCAAGTACTCGGGCCGGGCTGAGGCGCCCGCCCCGATCCTCACCAGCCGTGCCGGATTCCCCGGCCGGCTGCGGGACCGCCTCAACGGCACCCGCACCCTCCACCGGCTCAGCTGAGCCGACCAACCCACGAACCACCCCGCCGGCATCGGGCCGACGGGGACGCCCGCATGCGGGAAGAAAGGAACCACCGTGGCCACCACGACTGAGCTCCGCGAGAAGCGGGCGAGCGTCTGGCAGCAGATGCAGGACCTGGTCAACCTCGCCGAGCACGAGGACCGGGACTTCACCGCCGAGGAGAGGGCGACCTACTCCCGGATGGAGTCCGACCTGGACGCCCTCGGCGATCGCGCCGAGCGGATCGAGCGCATGGAGGCGCTCAACTCGCGGCTGTCGCAGCCGTCGGGCCGCCCCGAGGGGCTGTTCGGCGAGCCGGCCGACGAGCGCGGCGACGAGCAGTACGCCGAGGCGTTCTCCACCTTCGTGCGCCGGGGCATGGCGCAGGCCAACCCCGAGCAGCAGGCCAGCCTGCAGCGCAACTTCCAGAACGCGGCGGTGGGCACCGGCGCCGCCGGCGGCTACACGATCCCGCCGGCGTTCCGGGCGATCATGGTCGAGACCATGATGGCCTTCGGTGTCATGCTGACCGAGGCCGATGTGGTCGAGACCGAGACCGGCGCGAACATGCCCTGGCCGACGAACGACGACACCGGCAACATCGGCGCGATCCTGGCCGAGAACGCGCCGATCGTCGAGCAGGACGTCGCCTTCGGGCAGGCCAGCCTCGATGCCTACATGTTCACGAGCAAGCTCGTGAAGGCCTCGATCCAGTTCCTCCAGGACTCGCCGAACGCCGACGCATGGCTGGCCCGGAAGCTCGGAGAGCGGATCGGCCGCATCAAGAGCCAGCTCTACACGGTCGGCACCGGCACCAACCAGCCCGACGGGATCGTCACCTCGGCGACGATCGGCGTCACCGGCACCGGCTCGCTGGCCACGACCGGCGGCATCGCCTACGACAACCTGGTCGACCTGATGGAGTCCCTCGATCCCGCCTACGGCGACCACCCGGACGCCAAGTGGATGATGCACCAGACCGCCCGCAAGGCGATCCGGAAGCTCAAGGACTCCACCGGGAAGCCGATCTGGGAGCCGTCGGTGCAGGCCGGCGTCCCTGACACCCTGATCGGTCGGGCCGTGCGCGTGAACAACGACATGGCCGCGGTCGGGCAGAACTCCCTCTCGTTGGGGTTCGGCAACATTCGGGCCGCCTACGTGGTGCGGCAGGTCATCGGCTCGGCCGCCCTGCTGCGGCTGACGGAGCGGTACGCGGACAACCTGCAGGTCGGCTTCCTCGCCTTCGAGCGCGCGGACGGCACCCTGCAGGACGCGAGCGCGTTCAAGACGTTCAAGACGACCGCCACCGCCTGACCCAACCCGGCCGGCGCCCCTTCCGTGGGGCGCCGGCCCCGAGATGCAAGGGGGTGGCGCACTGATGGCCGAAATCCTCACGCTCGACCAGGCGCGGGCGGGGCTGGGTTGGAAGCCGCACGACCGGGCCGAGCGCAACACCGAGCTGGCCGCCGAGTACATCCCGGCCGTGACCGAAACCGTCGAGGCGCGGTGTGGCAGGATGGCTGACCGCCGCGAGGTGTGGCGGACCGACGACCCTTCGCCGATCACCCTGCCGTGGCCGGCCGAGGCCGTCGTCCGCTACGTCGAGGTCAACGAGGAGCGGCTGACCGACTGGAGCGTGGTCGCCGGCGTGCTCACGATCACCGATCACCGCTACACCGCGGGCGACGTGGTGAAGGTCACCGCCTCGGGCCTCCCGACTCCTGCCGCCGTCATCAAGGCGGCGCAGATCATCCTCGCGCAGCTGTGGAACGCCGACCACCAGGGCCGCCCGGTCAACGGCACCGCCGTCCGACCCGAGGGCGGCTCGGTCCCGGTCGGCGTGGCGATCCCGGCGCGGGCTGAGATGCTGCTCAACCCTTACTGGCACTTCGGCGGCTTCGCATGAGCGCGGTCCCGGCGCTGAAGGTCGCCCTGCTCGCCCTGCTGCGCAGCCTCTACCCGGAGGCGGCCGTCAGCTACGGCCCGCCGCAGTTGCTGACGGACGTGATGGCCAGCGTCGGCGACGCCGAGGTTGAGCATGAGCGCCCGACCGCCGGTGGCCCCACCCGTTCGCGGGAGGAGGTCGCCGACATCGAGGTCATCCTGTCGTGCGCCGCGCACGGCGACGGCGAGTCGCTGGAGGACGCCCAGCGGGAGGCCACCGAGGCCGCCTACGGCATGCTCGCCGTCCTCGAAACCCACTTCCGCGACCGCGCCGCCGCAACCTTGGGCGGCGCCTGCCGTGACGCCCTCGTGCGGACGCACAAGCTCGCCGAGTACGTCTCCACCGACCCCGACGGCTACGTGACGGGCCGCGTCGGCGAGATCACAGCCACCGTCACCTGTCGGACCCGGATCTAGGGAGGAACCCGTGAAGGTCAAGAACGTGTCGCCGTTGGGCGATCTGGACGTGCTGCTGCTCGGCCGTGTCGTCGCCGCCGGCGAGGTGGTCGAGGTCACCACCAAGCAGGCCGCCGAACTGATCGGCGCCGGCAACTTCGAGAAGATCAAGGAGGCCTGACATGGCCAACTTCCAGGACTGGAGCGTCGGGATCTCCGCTGCCGAGGGCTCGTTCGGCGCGACGACCACGATTGCGCGGCACCTTGAGTTCACCGAGCCGAAGCCGTTCGGGATCAACCGCGGCATCAAGCAGGGCGCAGGCATCCGGCCGGGTTCGCGGGTGGCGCGTTCGGCGCGCCGGGTGAGGACCATCAAGCAGGCCTCTGGTGACATCACCGTCGAGGCCTACAGCAAGGGCCTCGGCCTGCTGCTGGCCGCGTGCATGGGCTCGGGCTCGGCCTCGGTCGTGTCCGGCGCGGTGTACCAGCAGTTGTTCACGATGGCCGATGTCCTGCCGTCGCACAACGTGCAGTTCGGCGTCCCGAACTCGAGCGGCATTATCCGTCCGCTGACCTTCCGGGGTTGCACGGTCGGCTCGTGGGAACTCGGCGGTTCGGTGGGTGACATCGCGACGCTGAAAACGTCGTGGGACGCCCGCGACTGGGACACCTCGACCGCGTACGTGACGCCGAGTTACCCGACCGGCGGCGGCCTCTACACGGTGGAGGACGCGACGATCTACACCGGCGCCTTCACGGCGCCGACGGCGACCGTGCTCGCGTCGGCCGCGACCGCCGTGGCGGGGGTGAAGGACTTCAAGGTCAGCCTCGACAACAAGCTGCTGACCGAGCGCTTCTACGCCAACGGCGGCGGGCTCAAGGATCGGCAGCTTCCGGGCACCCGTGCGCCGGCCGTGGAGCTGAGCGTCGACTACGGCGCGAACGACCTGTGGGACGCGATCGAGTCCGATCTGGACCTGTCGCTGGTCATCACGCTCGTGGGTGCCGCGCTGGCGACGGGCAACGAGACGATCCAGGTCTCCATCCCGGTGCTGCGTCCCGAGGACGACGGGCTGCCGCAGGCATCGAGCCCCGACGAGTTGGCCTCGCAGGCGCTCAAGCTCACGGGCATGGACGGCCAGTCGGCGGCTCAGCCGATGTGGGTCGTCACCCGCACGACCGACACGGCGCTGTAGCCCGTGCCCGATTCGGTCCACGCCAACGTCGCGGAGTACCGCGAGTTTGCGGCGCGGACGGCCAAGCTGCCGTCGAAGATCCGCAGCGGCGTCCGTAAGCGCCTGCGGGACGTGGCGCGTCCGATCGGGCTGCAGGTGCTCGCTGAGGGCGCCAAGGCACTCCCGGGCCGTCTGGCCGAGCATGTGGTGGCGAAGGCGCGAACCCCGGTGCTGTCGCAGACGGCGACGGGTGCCCGGATCGTGCTGGGCAGCAAGAAGGGTCCGCAGCTGGGCCGGATGAACGCCGGGCAGAACCGGCACCCGACGTACGGCCACGCCCCGTGGAAGGAGCAGGCGGTTCCCGCCGGCTCCTTCTCCGAGGAGTTCCAGCGCAATGCCGACGAGGCGCGAGAGGCGGTCCGTCGCGAGATGAACACGATTCTGGAGGGGCTCGACTGATGCTGCTGGAGATCGATGGACGCCGCTACCCGGTGGTGGCGATGGAGCGGCTGGAGCTGCGGCACGTCGTCCTGCTCCAGCGCGAGTTGCAGCAGAACCCGGGCATCACCGCCCTGTCGACGTGGTCGGACATCCGGCACGAGCTGGGCG